ATTTCTTTCATGTTCTCATCCTCCATTTAGTGTGGTTTTGTTTTGGTATTACATATATCACTCTAAACGAGAATAATAGCAAGTCATTTCTGTAGTAATAGAGCAGGTTTTTGGCTCTGAGGCTAATCTTCAATCGCTGTATACCGCGAGTAATCATAGCCTTCTGTGCTCGACAATATCTTTTCACCGGTGTCTTTGTTAATGACCCTAATGCATCGAAGCTCACCTTTTTCGTTGGTCCCGCCATCTGACTTCTTGATCCAGGGCTGATCCTCTAGAAAATCACTGGTGAACTTCTTAAACTCTGAATCACTAAGCTCCACTTCTCGAATCACAGTGTAATCAGAGCCAATGACGCCATCTTCTTTTGCATCTTCAGTTGCTTCTTTTAGTTCCTTAAGGTTGTAGAACTTTCGACCAAATAGTGCCTTCATTGCTATGCCTCCTCCCTGGATTTTTCATCGATGACCTTGCAGGAATCAATACCGTAAATCACATTCAAGCTGCTGCCGTTATCCCACTGAACCATGACGGAGCCTGTGTCATCCACGCCCCACACGGTGCCTTTTGTGCCCGCTGGTGGTGCTTGCACATCATCCATCCAAAGGAGCTGGACCCTGGCGCCAGCGGGGTACTGCTTGCGTAGGTGGGCCAGTCTTTCTTTACTGATCGGTTTCATTGGGAGCACCTCCTTTGAAAGCACTGCTTCCTGAGAGGTTCTGAAGAAGAATCTTTCTGTGGGTTTTGAATTCCTCTCCGATAAATCCGAGGCGGAGAAGGAAGCAGCGGAATGCGTATTTTTCATTGTCGATTTCTTTCTCTTTTACGGTGATTCTCTTTTGGGTTTTCGCCATCTCACAAAGCTTTGTAATGAACTGGGAGTAGGCTTTTATCTCATCTGGATTTGGCAGTTTTGAAAACCAAGGGAAGCTAATGCGTTCTTCGTCGGCTTCAATGGGAAGGGCTTCCACATCAAGCGCTTTCTTGATGAGGCTGCCTTTTGCTTCTAGCAGTTTGGCTAGCTTCTCCAGGTCTTCATCGGAAAGAGAGTCTTTTGGAATCTGGATGATGAGTCCAGTTTCCTCGGTCTCCGCTTCAGCAGGAGCGGGTTCATCCGCCTCAGCTTCAAACCCTGCATCTAAAAGCTTTCTCATTAGTGACTTGATTTCATCCTGATCCACTTCGCTGTCAAAGGTTAGCTCACCGTCTTTTCCGATGTGGTAAGTTCCGACCTGGTAAGCACAGGATGGAACCCCCAAGTATTTTGAAGGAACCTCTGTGATTTCGCTGATGAGCTTCACCAGCTTTTTACGTTCGTTACCGGTTACGTTGTAATTGATTTTCATGGTATCGACCTCCTTGTTTTTTGCTTATTACATATATCACTCTAAGTGATGTTAATAGCAAGTCTATCTTTCGATAGTTGTGTTATTTGTTTTCAGGGAGGTCAATGTAGTGGTATTCTTTGCCATCACGCAGGAGATAGACATCATCTGAGGTCTGTGCTCCAGAAATGTAGCGTTCAACTATAACATCACAAAACTTCTCATCAAGCTCAATGGTGTGACAAATTCGCTGGGTCTGGTCACAGGCAATGAGCGTACTACCAGAACCGCCAAATGGATCGAGGACAATGCAGTTGCTGAGACTTGAATTAAGAATAGGATGAGCTACGAGAGCCACGGGCTTCATTGTTGGATGGGAACCATTCTTCTTAGGTTTTTCAAATTCCCAGATGGTGGTTTGCTTTCGATCAGCGTACCAGTTGTGCTTGCCTTTCTTCTTCCAGCCAAAGAGCACCGGTTCATGCTGCCACTGGTAAGGAGACCTACCAAGGACCAGGGATTGCTTTTTCCAGATACAGGTGCCGGAGAGGTAGAAGCCAGCTTCAGCAAATGCCTTTCTGAAGTTAAGCCCTTCCGTATCTGCATGGAAAACATAGATGGAGGAGTCCTGGGTCATGACAGCTTCCGTATTGGTGAATGCCGCCAGCAAGAATTCATAGAAAGCAGAATCCCCCATATTGTCGTTTTTGATTTTACCGGCAGAGCCTTCATAGTTTACATTGTAAGGGGGATCTGTCACCACTAGGTTTGCCAGCTTTCCATCCATGAGAAGCGTGAAGGTTTCTGCTTTTGTAGAATCACCACAGACCAGTCTATGGGGACCAAGCTTCCAGACGTCACCCAGTTTTGTCATGGCGGGTTTTTCCAGCTCTGCATCCACATCAAACTCATCATCGTGAATACCTTCTTTCAGGGAATCCTTAAACAGGTCATCCAGTTCAGAAGGATCAAAACCAGTAAGGGAGACATCAAAGTCAGCACCCTGCAGGTCAGCAATAAGAAGAGCTAGCTTATCCTTATCCCAGTCGCCGCTGATTTTATTGAGGGCAATGTTGAGCGCCTTTTCTTTATCTTCATCCATCTCGATGACTACACACTCAACTTCAGTCATTCCTAAATCCAGGAGCACTTTTAATCTCTGGTGGCCACCTACAACTCTACCAGTGGTCTTGTTCCAGATGACCGGTTCAACATATCCAAACTGCTCAATGGAACGTTTAAGTTTATCGTATTCTGCATCCCCAGGTTTTAGATCTTTACGCGGATTATAGTCAGCGGGAAGTAAGAGCTTAGTTTTCAGTTTTTCAATCTTCATATCTTTCCGCCACCTTTCTTAAATTTAAATTGAAATCCACGTTCTCCCAAGGGAAGAGGGAGGAGTTAAAATGACCGTAGGTTGCTGTGTCAGAGTAGACTGCATTTCTTAGACGCAGCTTTTCAATGATGGCAGCTGGACGTAAGTTGAAGATTTCTTTTACCAGTTCACTTAAATTCTCGTCATTGATTTTCCCTGTACCAAAGGATGTCACATTTACTGAAACTGGATTTGCTTTTCCGATGGCGTAAGAAATAGCGACCTCGCATTTATCAGCAAGCCCGCTCCAAACAATATTCTTAGCAATGTACCTGGCCATATAGGCACCGCTTCTATCAACCTTAGTTGGGTCCTTTCCGCAGAGTGCGCCGCCGCCATGAGAAGCCAGACCACCATAGGTGTCGACCATGATCTTTCTTCCAGTAAGTCCAGTGTCAGCATCAGGACCACCCTCAACAAATCTGCCTGAAGGATTGATGAGAATTTCTGTATCATCATCCAGTGGGAAATCCTCGAAGCACTGCCAGAGCACGTTGTTTAAGATATCTGATTCTAGCTGATTTTGGGTTTTATCTTCGTGGTGCTGAACGGAAACTACCACAGTCTTAACGCGGATAGGTTTATCCCCATCATACTCAACAGTAACTTGTGCTTTGCCATCGGGGAGGATACCCTTGATGATTTTTCCCTTGCGACATTCATCAATACGCTTTACGATTTTATGAGATAGAAGTAAAGGTAGAGGAAGCAGTTCACGGGTTTCGTTGGTAGCATATCCATATACAGTGCCTTGATCACCAGCACCGATGGAACCGTACGGATCAATAATTCCATTTCTTGCTTCAAGCGCTGTATCTACACCAGAGGCAATATCTACACTTTGATGATGTACAAACACAAATACTGTAAATTTCCAAGGACTGTATCCCACCTCGCGAAGTACATTTTTCACGATAAGGCGGATGTTGATTTTTTCGCTGCAGGTGATCTCGCCCGCCACGATGATTTTCCCTTTAGTAGCCATGACCTCACAGGCCACGCGTGAAGCTTTGTCTCTGCGAAGGCAAGCATCCAAAATGCTATCAGCGATTAAATCAGAAAGCTTATCAGGATGTCCCTTGCAGACACTTTCTGCGGTTCTGTAATTTTTACTCATATCATTATCTCCAATCTGTTTTATTTGCCCCTTCGAGCAGAAAGAAGTCTTTCCATCACATCATCCTGAGGATTTGCTCCTTTGTAATCGCCAGTGCAGTTTTCTTTTACGATCTGGAATATCTCAAACCACAGACGATTGGTTTGGTTCATGTAGTTCTGACCCATGGATACATAAGGACTTTGAATGGCATTACCAGTGGTAGGGTGTTTAGCAAGAAAACCATATTCAGTAATGGCTTCTTCACACTGAATCCAACGGGCAACACTCATGGCATACCTTTCGAGGAGCTGTGGAGAAACCAGAGCAGCG